ATGAACAATCACGAACTGACTTTTGGGGATTTTATTTCTCAGAAGAGAAAGGATTTAAGAATCACCTTAAAGGATATGGCGGACAGGCTTAATATTTCCTCACCGTATCTAAGCGATGTAGAGAAAGGAAAAAGAGATTCTTTTGACTTAGATAGGTTGAACCAAATTGCTAAAATATTAAACTTGGATGAAGAAGAATCATCCATTATGATGGATTTAGCTGGAAAGCAAAGAAATACGGTGGCACCTGATTTGCCAGAGTATATTTTAAAGACTAAAGGCTTAAGCGTAGCTTTGAGAAAGGCTAGAGACTTAGATGTCAAAGAAGAAGAGTGGATAAAATTCATTGAAGAAATTGAAAAAGAGAGGTAGGCATGTATCAATATAACTTCAACAAATCAAGTACAGGTGCTCCATTTATCACTTTAGATCAAATTGAATCACTGACCGAGCAAATTCTCAATAAATATTGTCCTTCTGCAATTGAAAATTTTGAAGCAGTAGATATTGAGGGGCTTGCAGAATTTGATTTAGGGTTTAATGTTGAGTATGCCTACTTATCTCATAACGGATGCTATGCAGGGATGATGGTCTTTAATGATGACCAAGTAATACGAACAATGAAAAGCCTAATGCCAAATATTGAAACTGGACAATGGGAACTAGAATATCTTACAGATAGAGCTAATACTATTCTAATAGATAAGCAATTAGATAATCCAAGAGATAAAGGATTTAGAAGATTTACCCTAGCTCATGAATGTGGACATGGTGTAATTCATCCGTGTGTATTCTATAGAGATCCAAACCAACTATCTTTTTTTAATGAAGAAGAAAAGCCTGCATCACTAGCTTGTAGAACTGGCGATGTTAATAAGAAGAAAAATAAACGCTGGGGATTTATGGATACAATAGAATGGCAGGCGAATACATTTGCTTCTTGTCTTTTGATGAATAAAAAAGCGATTATAAAGTATTTATACTATCTAGGTTATGATAAGCATATTAAGGATGAGACTTATCTATTTGATTTCATCATGAAAGTATCAGAGCAATTCCAAGTATCAAAAACAGCAGCATTAGTTCGATTAAAAGTATTAGGCTATGCACCTAATGACTTTGAATTAACAAAAGAACTATATAACGAATTTAGTTTTTAAAATATAGCTTAGCTATATTTTTTTAAGAAAGAAATTAGCAAAGAAGCTAACAAGGAAAGACAAGGAGGTATTATGGAACAAATGGCATGTCCAGTCTGTAAAAAGAGATTTTTTGATGTATCAAGAATTCCCTTAGAGAAAATAGAGATAGCAGCAAAATGTCCACACTGTGGGAAAATCTCAACACTGGAAATATCAAACAAAAATAAGAAAAAACCATACCGAGCAAAGAAGTAAATGTAACTATCAAATAGCCGGATGAGTATTCAAAAGGAAACTCATCTGGCTATTTTTATATTAAGGAGGTGATCCTATAGAAATAAGAAACAAAGAAGGAAAAAGAGTCTGTGATATTAGCGAAGACAAGAAAAAGCTAACTATCAGGCGAGGTAAAAGTACAACCATAGCCTATGTAGTTAAAGGCGAAATTAAAATTTTAAATAAGTAAAAGAGATATCCGCAAGAACGCTAGACGGCAGTCGGAAAACCAAACCATGGTTTTCTATTGCCGTCTTTTTTGTTTTTACGGATGGCCTTCTTGCGGATCTAGATATTTTGCAAGGAGGCAAAAGATGGCAAAGAAAAGATATTTAGAAATAAATGGCAAAGAAATCGAAGTTAGTGAAGAAGTCTACAAAGAATATATGAAACCAATCTGGAGAGAAAAAAAGAGAATCCAAAGAGCCTACAAGAATTTAGAAGAACTACAAGATAAAGACAGAATTAAAACAGTGGCTGAGAAAAATGGAAACTATGTCCAAGCAGGAAGTTTAGAAACAGGCTTTGTCGAAACAAAAGAATATGGTCTTCCCTTATCCCTTGATGTTGCTGAAGAGGAATACGACTTTGAAGTAACTAGCGTTAAAAATACTGAGGATATAGTAACGTACAAACTTCTAGAAGAAGCATTCTTAGAAGTCATTAGTGAATTTTCTGAAAGAGATAAAAAAGTTCTAAAACTACTTTTTCTCTACGAAATGAAAGAAAGAGAAGTCGCAGAAGTAGTAGGAATATCCCAAAAAACAGTTAATAACATCAAAAATAAGCATTTACCAAAGATTCAAGAGAAATTGAGACCTTGGAAAAAATAATTACTCAAAAACTTACTAGATGTCCTAAGGAATATGAGGGAAGAAGTCTTACTCAAATACAAACAGGATGTCCTAAGAAGTATGAGGAGATACAACTTACTCAAAATGAAGGCAAATGTCCTAAGGAGTATGAGAGGAGAAATCTTACTCAAAAATTTAAAGAATGTCCCAAGGAGTATGAAAGGAGGAACAAAGTGGACTTAGTAAAAAACGAACAGATGGCAGAAAGTTTAATAGCCATCTCAATTGTTGCCAAGAAGATAGCTAAGGAATTAATGCAACCAGAGAAAGGAGAAAAAGATGTCAAGAATAAAGCTACTAATGGAAATCAAAGAAGATGCAGAGAATCTTGCATCTAGTATAGGTGTCCTTCTAACAGCACTAGAAAGTGATGAGGAACTGCCTAAAGAAGAGAAGGCAAAACAAGAAGAAAAGACCTATGAGATTGAAGATGTTAGAAAGATACTAGCCGACAAATCAAGATTAGGCCATACAGCTAAGATAAGAGAACTCTTAGAAAAGTATGGAGCTAAAAAGTTATCTGAGATTGATCCAAGTAACTATAAGGACTTGGTAGCAGATGTGGAGAAGTTGTAATGGGCGCTCATGCTATTTTATCAGCATCATCTTCTAATAGATGGATTCACTGTCCACCAAGCGTAAAGCTATCTCAAAAATATGAAGATGAAGTTAGTCCTTATGCACTTGAAGGTACCTCAGCTCATGCCTTAGCAGAATATAAACTAAAAAAGTTATTAGGCTTAGATGTAAAAGATCCAACAGAGGATTTAGATTTTTATGATGAAGAAATGGATGAGTTAACTGAAGGATATGCCTCATATGTAATAGAAGTAATAAGTAGTTATGAAAGCCCAGCCGTCTTTGTGGAAGAAAGACTTAACCTATCAGACTATGTTAAAGAGTCCTTTGGTACAGCTGACTGTGTAGTTGTTGGCGGAAAAGAACTTCATGTAATAGATCTAAAGTATGGTCAGGGAGTTTTAGTAGATGCTAAAGATAATTCACAACTCATGTTATACGGACTTGGCGCATTAAGTCTCTTTGATGGAATTTATGATATTGAGGAAGTAATTCTTCATATCTATCAACCAAGAAGATGCAATATATCAACTTGTGAAATCAAGAAGATAGAACTTTATGAGTGGGGAGAAACCATACGAGAAATTGCTGAGAAAGCCTATAAAGGCGAGGGAGAATTTTCTTGTGGAGAATGGTGCATCTTCTGCAAAGCAAAGAATAAATGCAGGAAAAGAGCAGAAGAAAATCTAAAACTAGCACAAGAAGAATTTATTCTACCACCAGAACTATCTGATGATGAAATTGAAGAGATTCTACCAAAACTAGATGAAATGGAACAATGGGTCAAAGACATCAAGGCTTACGCTTTAGAAAGAGCAATGAAGGGTCATAGGTGGAAGGACCTAAAACTTGTTGAAGGTAGGTCTAATAGAAAATACCGAGATGAAGATGAAGTTGTAAAAAAAGTAAAAGAACTGGGATTCAATCCCTTTGAAGAAAAGTTACTTGGCATCACAGCTATGACTAAGTTACTAGGTAAGAAAGTCTTTGATGAAAATATCAACGACTTATTAGAAAAACCAAAAGGCAAACTTATCTTAGTGAACATTAATGATAAAAGAGATGAAGTAGTAATTGAAAATGTGAAAGAAGAATTTGGAGTGGTTAAGGAATGAAAAAAATACCACTTACAAAAGGATTTTATGCATTAGTTGACGATGAAGATTACAAAGAACTATCAAAATATAAGTGGTTTGCCAGCGGTCATCCAGGTCAGTTATATGCCTGTAGACACAATCCAGAGAATAAATCTCGCCATATTAGAATGCATAGGCAAATTCTAAATGCTCCAGAGAATATGGAAGTAGATCATATAAATCTGAATAGATTAGATAATAGACGATCTAATTTGAGGCTAGCAACTAGACAAGAAAATTCTTTTAATAGAAAAAAGTTTAACATGAAATCTCACTCTAGATATAAGGGAGTTACTTTTCATATTAGAGATAGATGTTGGCAAGCGTGCATCAGAATAAATGAAAAGCATATTTATTTAGGCAGTTTTGATAAAGAAGTAGACGCTGCAATGGCGTACAACGAAGCGGCAAAAAAGTATCATGGTAGATTTGCAAAATTAAATATAATTCAGGAGGAAAATTATGCAAAATAAAACAAAAGTAATTACTGGAGAAGTTAGATTATCATATTTTAATGGTTGGGAACCAAAGTCAATCAATGGTGGTAAAGAAAGGTATTCAGTATCTGTCATTATCCCAAAGAGCGACCAAAAGACAATTGAGAAGATTGAAAAGGCAGTAGATGCTGCTATTGATGAAGGACTTTCTAAATTTAATGGAAAGAAGCCAAATAAGAAAGCCATCAAACTTCCATTAAGAGATGGTGACACAGAAAAAGATGATGAGGCTTATGCCGATGCATACTTCTTAAATGCCAACTCTATGACAGCACCTCAAATTGTGGATAGAAACGTAGAACCTATTCTTGATAGAAGTGAAGTCTACTCAGGAGTTTATGCAAGGGTATCTCTTAACTTCTATGCCTACAATGTAAATGGCAATAAGGGCGTAGCGGTTGGGCTAGGGAATATTCAAAAACTAAGAGATGGACAACCTCTAGGAAATAGGTCTAATGCAGCAGATGACTTCGATGCTATGGACGATGATGATGAAGATTTCTTAGCATAGGAGGTAGAAATGGACTATTTAATTACAGCAATAGTTTTAGCTATTTGGTCCTTTTTATGGTATAAGCTTGGATTTTTACAAGCTCAGTTAAAAGAACTAGATAGAGATATCAGAAAAATAGAAAAACAAATAAAAGAAGATAGAAAAAATAATTTAGCAGAATTAACAAAGCTTAGTGATAGCTATGAAGAGATTGTCCATAGATCTTGAGACCTATTCTTCAGTTGACTTAGGCAAAAGTGGTGTATACAAATATGCCGAGAGTGAGGATTTTGAAATCCTCCTCTTTGCCTATTCTATTGATGATGGAGAAGTTAAGGTAGTAGATTTGGCAAGTGGAGAGGTTATTCCTGAAGAAATATTATCAGCACTTAGTGATAAGAGTATAGAGAAGTGGGCCTTTAATGCGAACTTTGAAAGGGTGTGTCTATCTAGGTTTTTAGGTAAGAGACTAAAACCTCAAGGTTGGTATTGCACCATGATTTGGTCAGCCTATATAGGGTTACCTCTATCCCTTGAAAAAGTAGGAGAAGTTTTAAAACTAGATAAGCAAAAGATGAATGAAGGCAAGGCTCTTATAAGATATTTTTCTATTCCATGTAAACCAACTAAAACCAATGGTATGAGGACAAGAAATCTACCCCATCACGATTTAGAAAAGTGGTCTACCTTTAAGGAATATAACCAAAGAGATGTGGAAACCGAAATGGCAATTAAGAAAAAGCTATCAGCCTTTCCAATGCCTCATTCAGAATGGGAAAACTACTGGATAGACCAAAACATCAACGATAGAGGAATCTTAATTGATGAAGTTTTAGTTGATTCAGCTATTAAATTTGATGAGATATTACGAGAAGAAAATATGGACAGAGCCATAGAACTAACTGGTCTTGAGAATCCAAATTCTCCCTTACAGCTTAAAGAATGGCTAAATAAAAAAGGCTTAGAGATAGATTCCTTAGCTAAAAAAGATGTAGAGTCTGCTCTTAAAAATACTGAGGGAGATATAAAAGAAGTATTGGAACTTAGACAAGAATTATCTAAGTCTTCAGTTAGGAAATATGATGCTATGAAAAATGTAAAGGGAAAAGACAAACGTGTGAGAGGGCTCCTTCAATTTTATGGGGCAAATCGTACAGGAAGATATTGTTTAACTGGAGATCACGAAGTTTTAACTGATAAAGGCTGGGTTAGACTTGATAAATGGAATGGAGGGAACATTGCTTGTTGGAATACCATAGGAGAAAAAATATCTTTTCAAAAGTCTGAAATGGTTAAGTTTCCATTCAGTGGACAAATGGTTTTCTATGAAGATAAAAGAATATCTCAAATAAGCACAACTGAACACAAGATGTATTTTAAAAATCATTATAAGAGTGAGTGGAGAGTTGGAGAAATATCCGAGATGCTAAATTATGCACATCCAGCTATTCCATTTACTGGATATAGACAAGTTCAGTCAAATTTAGATCATATTCAGCTTAGAGTTCTTATTATGATTCAAGCGGATGGACATTATACTGCAGAAGGAAATATAAAACTTTCTTTTTCAAAACTTAGAAAAGTTGAAAGATGTAAAAGTCTTTTGAGAAAAGCAGAAATTTGCTTTAATTTGAAAGAATACATGGATAAGTCAAAGAAAAGATATGTTTTTACTATCTACTCTAGACACCTACCTTTGTGGCTTAGAATGTTTGAAAACAAAACATTTGACACATGGCTATTTGATGAAAGTGCAGACGTGTTCTTTGATGAACTTGTTCATTGGGACGGATATCAAAGTGCTAAAAACAGCATTCAGTATTCTACAGTAAATAGGAAAAATGCAGATATAATACAGGCCTTTGCTCATCTAAGTGGTAGAGCATGTCAAATGAGTATAAAGAAAAGATCGCAAGTTCATAACAATTGGCAAGATGCATATATATTAGACATTTGGTTAAGACCTAAAAACGCACATCAAATACAAAGAAAAGCAAAGAAAATAGACTATACGGGAATGGTCTACTGTGCTATGACTCCAACAGGTTTCTTTTTAGTGAGGAGAAATGGAAGAGTATGGGTTACAGGAAATTCAGGACGTCTTATCCAGGTACAAAATTTGAGGAGAAATAACCTACAAGATTTAGACCTTGCAAGAAGTCTTGTAAGAAATAAAGAATACGAAAGCTTAGAAATGCTTTATGACTCACCATCCGATGTGTTATCCCAACTGATAAGAACAGCCTTTATTCCAAAAGAGGGATGCCGATTTATAGTTTCCGATTTTTCAGCAATTGAAGCAAGAGTTCTAGCTTGGCTTGCGGGAGAAGACTGGGTGCTTAATGCCTTTAAAAATGGAGAAGATATCTACTGCTCTACAGCAAGTCAGATGTTTGGTGTGCCTGTTGTAAAACATGGAGTAAATGGAGACTTAAGACAAAAAGGTAAGGTAGCAACGCTTGCTTGTGGTTATGGTGGCTCTGTGGGAGCGCTTAAGGCTATGGGTGCTATAGAAATGGGGCTATCTGAAGATGAACTTCAATCAATAGTTGATTCCTGGCGAGAGGCTAATCCAAATATAGTGAGTCTTTGGTGGGACATAGATGCAGTCGTAAAAAGAGTTGTAAAGACTAGAATTAAAGAAAAATATAAGAATTTAGTTATTAGCTATGAGAAAGGCATCCTTTTCATAGAACTTCCTTCAAAAAGAAGATTAGTTTATCCAAAGGCAAAAATAGGAACGAATCGATTTGGTGGAGAATCAGTAGTCTATGAGGGAATCGTAGTAGGAAATAAATGGGACAAGATTGAATCCTATGGTGGAAAATTTGTAGAGAATATAGTTCAAGCCATCGCAAGAGATATTTTAGCTGAGGCTTTGATGAGACTTGAGGAAAAAGGATTTAATATCGTCATGCATATTCATGACGAAGTTGTTATAGAAAGTGATTCATCTAGCATAGAAGAAATAAATGAAATCATGTCCATAGTTCCTAGCTGGGCACCTGGACTTATCTTAGATGCAGATGGATTTGAAAGTGAATTTTATAAAAAAGACTAATGGAGGGTTATTCATGTTTTATGTTAAAGAAAAAATAAATGATGCCATGGAAGTAAGCATTGAAATAAATGATGAGAATGTATTTTGCACCTGTCCAAAGTGTGGAAAAGAAGTTCGAGTCGATTTAGTTGAAGTATTGGAAGAGGGAGATTTAGTTTCTACCCAAGTTTGCTGTAATACTTGTAGTGAAACAATGAGTGGTATTTATGAATAAGGAACTATACAACGGGAGTGGGTGCAAGGACCCCACTCCTTATCAAGCAATTAAAAATGCAGAGAAGAGATACTATCCCCTGGTATATATCTGCAGTCCATTTTCTGGAGATGTAGAAAATAATGTAATCAAGGCACAGAAGTATTCTCGCTATGCTTTAGATGAAGGAAATATTCCCATCGCACCACATCTTTTATTTCCTCAGTTTATGAGTGATGAAAGTGAGAGAAGACTTGCCATGCATTTTAATTATGTCCTTCTTGGAAAATGTGAAGAAGTATGGGTCTTTGGTGACAAGATAAGTCCTGGAATGGCTGAAGAAATAAAGATTGCTGAGAAGAGAAAAATGAAGATTCGCTATATAAAGGAGGTATCCTAATTGAAAATATACACCTCGAATTTAATAGGAGTGGAGTCAAATTGTGTTTATCTAAATGAGATGGATGCAGTAGATGTTAGGTCATTTGAGGAAGCAGCAAGTTTTGACCATGTAATGGCTAAGTATAAAAATTCCTACAGGTCCAACGATAATTTTATAGAGTCAGAATGTGTTCCCATGGATATAGACAACGACCATTCAGAAAATCCAGATGATTGGATTTCAGCTAATGATTTAAAGAGAATATTTGATGGAGTTAAATTTGCCATAGTTTACAGCAGAAACCATAGAAAAGAAAAAAATGGAAAAGCTGCAAGACCAAGAATGCACATATATTTTCCAATTCCTAAGATCACAAATTTAGCTGAATATGTAGGAATAAAAGAAAGCTTGGCGGAGGCTTATACTTTCTTTGATGGAAATGCCTTAGATGGAGCGAGATTTTTCTTTGGAGTTAAGAATCCTGCCGTTGAAATAGTTAGGGGAAGGAAATATATAACTGATATTCTAAAAGATGACTTTGAGGATTTTGATAATTCTCAAGACTTGATTCAGCAAGGCTCTAGAAATTCAACTATGAACCATTTTGCTGGTAGGATTTTAATTCGATATGGAAATACAGATGAGGCAAGAGAACTATTCGATAAAAAAGCCAGCCTTTGTTCTCCACCACTAGAAGATGAGGAGTTAGAACAAATATGGAAGTCAGCTTGTAAGTTTTATAAAAAGGTGGCGGCGAGTGAAGATTATGTACCACCTGAAGAATACAATGAAAGGTATGAGGAATATAAGCCTGAGAAACTTACAGATATAGCAATGGCTGAAATCTTTACTAAGCACAACAAAGGTAAAGCTATCTACACCATATCTCAAGGCTGGCTTTATTGGACGGGCAAGAAGTGGGAAGATTCTGAGCTAAAAGTAATGAGTCTTTATATGGAGACTGCCAAAAAAGTTTTAGAAAACGCAAGCATTGAATTTAAAGAGACCTATCAAGAATTAGCAGATGCAGAAATGATGGGAAATAAGGAAGAAAAAGTACAAGCAAAGTTAAAAGTAAATACTGCAAAAGCCTATCTTAATTTTGCTAAAAAGATGAACGACCACGGAAAAGTATCTGGAATATTAAAACTAGCCAAGTCTTTGTTAGAAGTTAAAAATGAAAAACTTGATGCAGATGCTTTTATTTTAAATACACCTGTTGGAGTTATTGATTTAAAAACAAGTGAAATAAAAGAGCATGACCCGTCTTACTATTGCACGAAGATTACTGCCCTAGCTCCAAGTAAGGATAATATGGATATGTGGATAGATACTTTAAGGGATGTAACTGGTGGAGATGATGAGTTTATTAATTTCTTAAAGTTCCATGCAGGGTCTACATTAATAGGTCATGTTTATGAAGAAGCACTCCTTATAGCTTACGGAGATGGAGGAAATGGAAAGTCTACTGTTTTTAATTCAGAGGCTCACGTTCTTGGAGACTATGCAGGTAAAATCCCAGCTGAGTCTTTAACAACAAGAGCAAAGAATGTGAAGGTTGATCTTGCAGAGTTATGTGGTAAGAGATTTATTCTAGCCTCTGAAACAGAAGAGGGTCAAAGACTGTCAAGTTCTATGTTAAAGCAGATAGCAAGTGTTGATGATATTTCAGCAGAAAGAAAATACTATGCACCCTTTTCATTTACGCCAACACATTCTACTATTCTCTATACAAACCATCTACCAAAGGTGGGCTCTAATGATCGAGGAACCTGGAGAAGAATTGTGGTGGCTCCATTTTCTATTGCCATTAAAAATCCTAAGACAGACTATATAGATAAGCTTATAGAAAAAGCAGGAGGAGCAATTCTACAGTGGATGATTGAAGGAGCAAAAGAATATATAGATGCAGGCTTTAAATATCCAAAATGTAATGTCGTAGATGATGCTAAAAGTTCATATAAAGAAGAAAATGACTGGATAAACCATTTTATTTCAGATAAATGCATAAAAGGAACAAATTATAAAGAAATGAGTGCAAGGTTATATCAAGTTTATCGTGAGTGGGCTGGTTCAAATGGAGAATATATTAGAAACAATAGAGATTTTTCACGAGCCCTTATAGCAGAAGGTTATGAAAAGAAAAGGACAAATAGGGGAATTGAATGGGGTGGTATAACCATCAATGATTTAATGGAGTCGGAAGACGACTTTTTATAAATGCATCTTAGTGTAGCATTTATAGGCTAAATAAAGATGATTGCATAGAAAAAAGTTTTTCTTAATTAATGAAAAGTGCATACACTAAACTACAAAAAGACATGACTATTTACACTTGACTTAACACTGAAATGGCTTAATATACGCATTTTGTATGGTGTGAATAGTCATAGCCTACTTTCTTTTATATATTATTTTTATTCTCTCGTGTAAAAGGTTTATATATAGCTACACTATACAACACTTTAGAAAAATGGAGGATTTATGAATTTCTATAACTACATGATGAAAAATCACTTAAATGAAAAGTCTCCAAGAGGAGATTTAGCAAGAGATATGAAGGAAGATAGAGACTTTCCTAAAAATAAAACAGGGAAATTTAAGGGCTGGAAAAGACTGATTAAAAATTATTTAAAAAGCCAGGGTGCTTGTTATGATTGTATGATGGCTTTTGAAAAAGCATGGAAGGAGTATGAAAATTGCGAGAGAAAGATATTGAATCTGCCCTTGTTAAAAGAGTAAAAGAGAATAAGGGTCTATGTCTTAAGTTTACATCTCCATCAATGACGGGAATACCAGACAGGATAATACTTCTACCTAAAGGAAAGATTGGATTTGTGGAAACAAAAAGACCTGGAGGAGAACCAAGACCAATTCAGAAAAAGAGAATAAGACAATTTAAAAACTTAGGTTTTAAGGTTTATGTTCTTGACTCAAAAGAAAACATTGATGGAATAATAAATAGAATCGGAGGTAACTAATTGGAATACACTCCACATAAATACCAAAACTATGCTACTGAATTTATAAAAGAAAATGAAGAATCAGCACTTCTACTGGACATGGGACTCGGTAAGACGGTTATAAGTCTAACAGCTATAAAAGACTTACTCTTTGATTCTTTTGAAATTTCTAAAGTTTTAATTGTAGCACCATTAAGAGTTGCTAGGGATACTTGGAAAGAAGAGATAGAAAAGTGGTCTCACCTTGATTTCTTAAAATATTCAGTGGTCGTAGGAAGTGAAAAAGAAAGAATAAAAGCATTAAATAAACAAGCAGATATCTATTTAATCAATAGGGAAAATGTAGACTGGCTAATAAATAAGAGCGAAATACCATTTAACTACGACATGATCGTAATTGACGAATTATCATCTTTTAAGTCTCATAGGTCAAAGAGGTTTAAAGCCTTGATGAAAGTTAGACCAAAGGTAAAAAGAATAGTTGGTCTTACTGGAACTCCATCATCTAATGGACTAATGGATTTGTGGGCTGAGTTTAGGCTCCTTGATATGGGAGAGAGACTTGGTAGATTTATTGGTCAGTATAGGGAAATATACTTCAAACCAGATAAGAGAAACGGACCAATCATTTATTCCTATAAGCCACTTCCTTTTGCTGAAGATGCAATCTATGAAAAGATATCAGATATCACAGTTTCTATGAAAGCTGAAGATTACCTAAAAATGCCAGAGAAGATAAACAATGAAGTCTTTGTAAATCTATCAGATAAAGAAAGAGATATCTACGAGACCTTAAAAAAAGACTTGGTCGTTAGTATTAAGGATAAAGATATAGATGCAGTCAATGCTGCAGCTCTTTCTAATAAGTTACTTCAAATGGCATCGGGTTCTGTTTATGATGAAGATAAAAATATGATTCATATTCATGATAGAAAGCTTGATGCCTTGGAAGATTTAATAGAAGGCGCAAATGGTAAACCAGTATTAATAGCTTATTGGTATAAGTCAGATTTGAAAAGAATAAAAGATAGGTTTGATGTAAGAGAACTTAAGACAAGTGAGGACTTTAAAGAATGGAATCAAGGTAAGATTCCAGTTGCCATTATCCATCCAGCATCTGCTGGTCATGGACTTAACCTACAAGCTGGAGGTTCGACACTTATTTGGTTTTCCCTTACATGGTCCTTAGAACTTTATGAACAAACCAATGCCAGACTATATAGGCAGGGTCAGAAAGAAACAGTTGTAATTCATCATATCTTAGCTAAAGGAACTATAGATGAAGATGTAATGAAAGCATTAGAAAATAAGAATAAAACACAAGCTGCACTTATTGATGCAGTGAAAGCAAATCTAGAGAGTTGATGTCATAGATTGTCACTATCAAAATTTGCTAAGATTAATGCAAGAGAAGAAGTTATATGGATAACTTACCTCAAAAACGTATGGAGGTAAGAAATGAATGCAAAAGAATATTTAAAACAAGCTTTTTATTTAGACAAGAGAATAAACTCAAAGCTGGAGCAAGTTGAATCACTCAACGCTCTAGCAACAAAAGCTACATCCACCTTATCAGATATGCCTAAGAGTCCTAATCGAGGATCATCAAAACTTGAAGATACTATCGTAAAGATTGTAGATCTCCAAGAAGAAATCAATAAGGATATAGATAAGTTGGTGGATTTAAAGAAAGAAATCGTAAGAACAATAAAAAAGATTGAAGATAAAGAACTTCAAGTCGTTTTAGAAAAAAGATATCTTTGTTTTGAATCTTGGGAGAAGATAGCAGTTGAAATGAATTACTCAATTCAGCATATTTTTAGATTGCATAGTAAGGCTTTAAAAAATATAGAAGTATAAAAAATCGGGTGACGCATAAATGCATCACCCGCAAAACTTCGTTTTCAATTCGTGTTTTTATTATAGTATTAAATTTAAAACTTGTCCAGGATATCGTGGTGTCCAATATCTAAAAGAAATATCAATTCATTATTTTCATAGAACCAAATAATGCGAATATCCATGTTAACAGAAGACTCCCATATTCCATCTGTACCTTGTATTTTCTTAGTTCTTAAAGATGGATGGGTAGGATTTTCTACGAAAAATTTAAGTTTCTTTTTCGTTTGTTTCTTTTCAGTATCAGATAGTTTTTTGTAATGTTTTTTAAAGGCTTTCGAATAAGCAATTTTATAGGACATTACTTGTCTAACTCTTCGAATAGAGAGTCGATAGAATCAAAAACAGGTTGAGTCCCATTTTTTATAGATTCTTTAATTTCTTTTACTTCAGCTTTTAAATTTTTTATGACGTGTTCTGGATAGATTGCAACTGGAACGAGTACAATTTTTCCGTTATCTTCTATGACTTCAAATTGATCGCCTTGATTTAATTCCATAGAGTTTACTATGTCTTTTGGTATAGTAACTTGTGATTTAGCTTTTAGTTCAACCAACATAACAAAACCTCCTTAGTTAGAAATTCATACTTTCTAACTAAATTATATTTTCTTCTGAGAAAAAAGTCAAGTGGAGAGTAAAGTTGATAGAATGAGAGTAAGTAGTTGTAGTATAGTTAGAATAGCAAAAGAATAATAAAACGAGCCTTGGAGATTAAATCTTCAGGGCTTTCTTTATGGAGTGATAAAGTGCCAAGTAAACCAAAGAGACCATGTTCACATCCAGGTTGTCCTGAATTAGTTGACGGACGATTCTGCAAGAAACATGAGAAAGAATACAACAGAAACTATGAAAAATATAAAAGAGATCCTAGAACTCATAAGCGTTATGGAAAAGCATGGAGACTTATAAGAAAAAGATATGTAGCAGAGCATCCACTTTGTGAGATGTGTTTAAAAGAAAATAGAATGACAAAGGTAGAGGAAGTACATCACATACTTCCTCTTTCTCGTGGTGGAACTAATGACGAAGACAATCTTATGAGTCTTTGTAAATCTTGTCACTCAAAGATTCATGCTGAGCGCGGAGATAGATTCGGACGAGAATAGTTTTGAGAGAGGGGGAGTCTTAATCTCTACTACTGAATTTTCTACCAACGGTGCCGCCCTCTCACGCACAAAAAAACGGGTTCAAAGACCCTATTAAAGAAGATGATGAATTAGGAGGTGATACTATCGCTAAAGACGGAACATATAGAGGTGGAAGAAGAGTAAAAGCAGGAGGCAAACCACAGCCTGCTGCTGAAAAAATAGAAAAAGGTAAAAAAGTAGAAATTTTAATGAATGATATTCCAACATTCACGCCAGAAGAAATAGATGCTGTTGACTTACCAGATGGGGCAGTTCTTGATGGAACCGATATGCCTACACCAAGTGACTATCTATCTGCAAAACAAAAGAATGGAATACCACTAGGTGCAGATGAAATATATAAAGAGACTTGGAGTTGGTTAAAACAGAGAAACTGTGAAAACTTAGTAAATCCAAGATTATTAGAATCCTACTCCCAGGCTTTTGCAAGATACATTCAATGTGAAGAGGCAATAAGTCAATTTGGACTTTTAGGAAAGCATCCTACTACGGGAGGAGTTATTGCATCTCCCTTTGTACAGATGTCTTCACAATTTCAAAAGACAGCAAATCTTTTATGGTATGAAATTTATGACATAGTGAAAGAAAACTGTACTGAAGTTTATGAAGACTATGGGGAAGATATGATGGAAAAACTACTAAGGCAAAGGAGGTAATAAATTTGTTTGAAAAAGTAAATCCAAAGCATCCTGACAAACAAGCAGATTGTATTGCAGGTGCAATTGTAGATTTAGCATATAAAGAAAAGGAAAATCCTAAAATAGCAGTCGAAGTTTTGCTTGGTCATGGTGATTGTCATGTGATTATTGAAACGGACTGCAAGTTAGATGTTGAAGAAATCAAATCAGCTATTAATAGAATAGCAGGAGAAGTAAAAGCCGATGTAAAAATTGTAGAGCAAGACATTCACTTATCGAACAATCAAAAAGAAAAGATTAGATGTGGGGATAATGGAATCTTTAAGGGAGTACCTACTTCAGACGAAGAAAAGAAACTATCTTTAATTGCTCGTGAAATCTATTCTAATTATCCCTACGATGGGAAATACATTCTTGATGGAGATAAACTCATCATCTGTCAGTCAAATGTATCTAGAGAAATTTTAAAATCAATTTATCCAAGAGCAATCGTAAACCCATTAGGGGATTGGACTGGAGGGTTTAATGTTGATACTGGAGCGGCTAATAGAAAACTCGGTTCTGATATGGGGCGAGCAGTAACTGGCGGAGGTCTTCATGGTAAAGACCTATCCAAGGCTGATGTATCAGTTAATATTTATGCCCACCTAAAGGAACAAGAGGAAAATAGAGAGATTGAATTATCCTGTGCAATCGGAGATGAAACTGTTGATGGTAGACCATATTCAGAAATTGTAGAAATTGCTAGAAACTACATTAACTCTATCGGTGGTTTTGAGGAATTTGCTAAATGGGGGTTCATCTAATGAAAGAAGGACTATTACAATATGAATTAAAAAATATAGATGAACTCATCCCATATATTAATAATGCTAGAACGCATACTGACGAACAAATTAATAAGGTAGCTGCATCTATAAAAGAATTTGGATTTTTAAATCCTATCTTAATTTCAGAAGAGAATGTTATTACAGCAGGACATTGCAGACTTCTAGCGGCTAAGAAACTAGGACTAAAGAAAGTTCCATGTATTTTAGAAAATCATCTCACAGAGGCACAAAGAAAAGCTTATGTTCTTGCTGATAATAAGTTAAGTTTAGATGCTGGCTGGGATGAAGAACTATTGAGAGTTGAAATTGAATCCCTAGAAGATTATGGATTTAATGTAGAGCTTACAGGATTTTCAACTGAAGAATTATCTTCGCTCTTTGACCTTGGTGTAGAGGCTGAAGAAGATGACTTTGATGTTGAAGAAGAACTTAAAAAGCCTATTTTTTCCAAGGAAGGAGATATTTGGACTCTAGGTAGACATAAAGTTATTTGTGGTGATTCTACTCAGTGGGATACTTTTGAAAAGCTGCTAAATGATACAAAGGTCAATTTAGTATGTACCGATGCACCATATTTTGTTGAATTAAAAAATAAATCGGGAACGATTAAAAATGACAACTTAAATGATAAAGAGGCCTATGAATTTTTAATGAAGGTCTTTACAAACTTTAAAGACGCAATGGCTAAGGATGCATCAATTTATGAATTCTATGCAACGATGAAAGCTAGAGTTTTCTATGATGCTTTTGAAGATGCAGGCTTTAAAGTTGGTGCAGGGCTTATTTGGAAAAAACCAAGAGCTCCTTTCATGAGAACAGATTGGAAATTTAATATGGAGCCTATTATATTTGGTTGGAGAAAAGATGGAAAACATAACTGGTATGGAGATCAAAAGCAAACAGCAGTCTTTGAATTTGATGGAATTAAAGATTCTGAAAAAGAAGGATGTGGTCATCCATCATCAAAACCAGTACCACTTATTGCTTATTTAATAAAGCAATCAACTCAAACAAATGGCTTAGTCCTTGATGGATTTTTAGGAAGTGCATCTGCATTAATTGCCTGTGAGGAGCTTAATCGAATCTGCTATGGAATAGAAATAGAGCCTAAATTTGTTGATGTAGCAGTAAAAAGATATTTAAATTTAGTTGGTAGTGATAAAGATATAAGCCTTTTAAGAGATGAAAAAAAATATAAGTATGAAGATGCTATTAATCTGACTTGATATAAATCAGTATTTGAGTGATATATGTATGTGAGGTGATTAGATGATTTCAAGGGAAATTATACAAAAATTAAAAGAGACGTATCCAGTAGGTACAAGAGTAAAACTAATCCAAATGGAAGATGGACAGGCTCCACCAGTTGGAACTTTAGGCACAGTTTATGGGGTGGATGCCATTGGATCAATCCTAGTAAAATGGGATAATGGTTCGATGTTAAATGTAATTTTTAGGGAGGATATAATTGAAAAATCTAATTAAATAACCATACATTGCTTGACTATTCCTCTATTGTACGGGAATATGTGTACAACAAAAGAGGAGGAACGAAAAATGAAAAAAATTGAACTGCTAGAAAATATAAAAGAAAAAGAAGAATTCGAAGAAAATAAAATAAGTTACAGATTTTATTGGGCATATAGAGAATCCCAAAGGATAGGTCGAGACATCCTAAACTTTGAAGACATTGGATTTGAAGATAATCACGAAGATATGATAGAGAATCTTGAAAGATTCGGGATACAAGAATTTACCATTTCCGATCAGTCAACAGGACTCATGAAAGGACTAAAAAGCTTTAAAAGAAAAGGTTACTTTCCTATAGACTTAATTGAAATAGATACAGGAAGGACTAATTGGAATTTCAAAGAAAGAAAAGAGGAAAAAGAGTATGAACCAGCCCTCCTTTTCAAGAGAAACTAAGAGAAAAAATAGAGAGTTAAGCAAGATAATTGCTTGACTTATCTCTTCTTGTACGGGAATATGTGTACAACAAAAGAGAAGGAGAACATTACCATGAAAAAAGACCTTTTAGAAAGATTAGAAACAGAAGTTACAGCTTGCAAAAGATACGCAGAAAGCTCAATAAAAAAATCAAAAGAAGGCAAGACTGGAGCAGCCATTAATCTTTTAGACATAGCGGGAACAGCAAAGAAATGTGCAGACCAAGTTCATGAAGAACTTTGGGAGGTATCAAAAGGAAATTTAACAGATGAAGAATTTCAACTTTTTGCAGAATCAGAAACACTAGAAAGAGAACTTAAGAAAGCATACAAAGAATTAAACATAGCAAGACAAAGATAAAATAAAATTCCAAATAGAGTTTAGGCTCTATTTGTCGTAGTAGAAGTCACTAGCAAGTGGCTATTTTTTATGCCTATTTTTAGATGAAGGAGGTCAAATGAAATATAAACCAACAAAATTTATGCTACCTACATCTCACTATGATAAAAACAAAGCAGACTATGCTGTCACCTTTATAGAATGCCTAAAACACACAAAAGGTAGATGGGCAGGTAAAGATTTCAAGCTTATTGACTGGCAAGAAGAAATCATTAGAGACTTGTTTGGAATTGTGAAAGATACAGGGTATCGACAATTTAATACAGCCTATATTGAAATACCAAAGAAAATGGGAAAGTCAGAACTTGCAGCTGCTGTAGCACTCCTTCTTACTTGCGGTGATGGAGAGGAAAGAGCAGAAGTTTATGGATGTGCTGCAGATAGGCAACAAGCAACTATCGTCTTCGATGTTGCAGCTGATATGGTAAGGATGAGCCCAGCCTTATCTAAAAGAGTAAAGATACTAGCATCTCAAAAGAGAATGATATATAAGCCGACCAATTCTTTCTATCAAGTTTTATCTGCAGAGGCTTATTCTAAACACGGATTTAATATTCATGGTGTGGTCTTTGACGAACTTCATACCCAACCTAACAGAAAACTTTTTGATGTTATGACAAAAGGTTCAGGAGATGCAAGAACTCAACCCCTATATTTTCTTATTACAACTGCAGGAACAGATACGAAATCAATCTGCTACGAAACTCACCAAAAGGCAGTCGACATACTTGAAGGAAGAAAAACTGATCCAACTTTTTATCCCGTGATTTATGGAGCAGATAGAGAAGATGATTGGACAGATGAAAAAGTATGGCATAAGGCTAACCCATCCTTAGGAATTACAGTTCCAATAGAAAAAGTAAGACAAGCCTGTGAATCGGCTAAGCAAAACCCAACTGAAGAAAATGCCTTCAGACAGTTAAGATTAAATCAGTGGGTCAAACAAGCAATTAGGTGGATGCCTATGGAAAAATGGGACTTATGTAACTTTGCTGTTAATGAAGAAGAACTAAAAGGTAGAGTTTGTTATGGTGGACTTGACCTATCATCAACAACAGATATTACGGCCTTTGTTTTAGTCTTTCCTCCATTAGATGAGGATGATAAATATCAAATATTACCCTACTTTTGGTTGCCAGAAGATAACCTCGACCTAAGAGTAAAAAGAGACCATGTGAACTATGACCTATGGAAAAAACAAGGCTATATTCAGACAACAGAAGGCAATGTAGTTCATTATGGTTTTATTGAAAAATTTATAGAAGATTTAGGTGATATATATAACATCCGAGAAATTGCCTTTGACAGATGGGGAGCAGTTCAGATGGTACAAAACTTAGAAGGAATGGGTTTCACAGTTGTTCCTTTTGGTCAAGGATTTAAAGACATGTCTCCACCAACAAAAGAATTAATGAAACTAACTCTCGAAAGAAAAATAGCCCATGGAGGTCATCCAGTTCTAAGGTGGATGATGGATAATATCTTTATTCGAACAGATCCCGCTGGAAACATTAAGGCAGATAAAGAAAAATCTACAGAAAAGATAGATGGGGTTATTGCTACAATCATGGCTCTTGATAGGGCTATAAGGTGTGGCAATGATACTAGTGAGTCGGTTTATGATGATAGGGGATTGATTATTTTTTAATCTCTCTATTTTTGATTTATCATAGCCAAATTTAGAAAAGTGGCGAGATTTAGAGTTAAGTAAAAATGCACGAAAAAAGCCACCATATAGGTGGCTAGAATATGTATACCAATTGCTTATGAGTGACGATAACACATATCGCTTACCTAGATAATGGCACTTGAATAAGACTTACTGTTGGTATAATCATGATACTTTAAAAATAGAAAAAAGTCAAGTTTTATAGGGGAAATTCAAAAATATATTTTAAGATACCATTGTCTCTTAAAGTTTTAAACTCATCTGCGTAATTACCTGTTTTAAGATGAGAATACAAGATATTTGAGAAAACATCAGCGATTTGAATATTTGAGTTATTGGCAGAGTCAAAATATGAAACCGCAAAATTTCCTTGATTAATCCCAGTTATGCAAAGTTCAGTGTTTAAATAGTCCTCAAGAAAGAATCTCGATTCGGTTCTTTCATTTCTTTCATCAAGTTGTAAAAGATGATTCTCACTTGGTATGTAATTATTTCTTATGAAGTAGTCCAGTGATATTTTTAATAGGTAATTGAAAACTCTAGATGTATTTGAACAAAAAGTATCTTTGAGTCTTGAATTGTCAACTTTTAAATAGAAAAGACTGAAGTTGCTTTTTCTGGCAAAGAAGTTTATAAATTTTTGTTTCATGGGTCTATCAAAAGCAGAACCTTTTAACTCATGAAATGTTCCATTTAAAAACATTTTTTGCCTATTGTCTATTCTTTTAAGCTCTTCAAGATTAGATGCTACAAAACGTTTATAGGATCTTTTTAAAGCATTAGAATTATCTGGAATAATTAACGTGATAATGAAGTATTCATTTTTAAGTTGATTATTAATTGTTCCTGATTCGTCGATATATATGTTCATAGTTTGTCCTTCCAGTAAATATATTAACATTATATCACAAATGATTAAAATTTTAGGAGGTGGTAATATAAACATTTTAAACTTAATATTCAAGTCGAGAGACAAACCTAAAGACGGGGAGAGGATATCTTCATCGTCTTTTTTATTTGGGAGAACAACAGCAGGAAGGAATGTCAACGAATTTACTGCCATGCAAATGACGGCAGTTTATTCATGTGTGAGAGTTCTTGCTGAAACCTTAGCAGGACTTCCTCTTCATCTATATAAAAGAGGAGATTCGAACTCAAAGGAAAAAGCAAAAGACCACGCCATATATTTTCTTTTGCACGATGAACCAAATACTGAAATGACTTCCTTTGTATTTAGAGAAACACTGATGACTCATCTTCTTTTATGGGGAAATGCCTATGCTCAGATAATTCGAAATGGAAGAAATGAGATCATTGGACTTTATCCCTTAATGCCAAACAAGATGACTGTTATGCGAAGTGAAGAAGGAGAAATCTTCTATAAATACAATCATAAATCAGAAGAAGTTTATCTTTTAAAAGAAGATGTCCTTCACATACCTGGACTTGGTTTTGATGGCCTTATTGGATACTCGCCAATTACAATGGCAAAGAATGCAATTGGTATGGCTATGGCTTGTGAAGATTATGGTGCTAGCTTTTTCCAAAATGGCGCACAGCCAGGTGGGGTTTTAGAGCATCCAGGTATTATTAAAGATCCAGAAAGAGTTAGAGCGTCATGGAATGCTGCCTTTCAAGGCCCTAAAAACGCCAACAAAGTGGCTGTACTTGAAGAAGGGATGAAATACCAACCCATAGCCATAGCGCCAAGTGAGGCCCAGTTTTTGGAAACTAGAAAGTTTCAGTTAAATGAGATAGCAAGAATATTCAGAATACCACCTCATATGATTGGTGACTTGGAGAAGTCGTCATTTTCAAATATAGAACAGCAGTCACTTGAATTTGTTAAATACACCCTTGATCCTTGGATCGTTCGTTGGGAACAATCTTTGGAAAGAGCACTACTAACAAATAAAGAAAAAGAATCATACTTTATTAAATTCAATCTTGATGGACTTCTGAGGGGAGACTATGAATCAAGGATGAATGGATATGCTGTAGGAAGACAAAATGGCTGGATGAGTGCAAATGACATAAGAGAATTAGAAAATCTAGATAGGATATCGGCTGAAGAAGGTGGTGACTTATACCTTGTAAATGGAAATATGCTACCACTTGATAAGGCAGGTAGTTTTTATCAGCAGAAAGGAGAAGTGATAAGTCCTAATGAAGAACAATAGAATATTTTGGAATTGGAAAAAGGATTCAAATGAACTCTATATAGATGGAGTTATTGCAGAAGAGTCTTGGTTTGATGATGAAATAACTCCAAGGCTCTTTTTTGAAGAATTAAAAAACAAAAGTGGAGATATAACTGTGTGGATCAACTCCCCTGGTGGAGATTGTATCGCAGCATCAAGAATTTACACCATGCTTTTAGAACACAAGGGAAATGTGACAATTAAGATTGATGGACTTGCAGCATCAGCAGCATCAGTTATTGCTATGGCAGGAACTGAAGTTTTGATGAGTCCTACATCACTAATGATGATTCATAATCCTTTAACTGTAGCAATTGGCGACTCAAAAGAAATGCAAAAAGCTATCGATATGCTTAAGGAAGTCAAGGAATCAATCATCAATGCCTATGAGATTAAAACTGGTTTATCCCGAGAAGAGATTTCTAATCTAATGGATGGAGAGACTTGGTTTGATAAGAATAAGGCCATCGAGATGGGTTTTTGTGATGGAACTCTCACTGACAAAAGAAAAGATGAAAAAGCTACAAACATGATCTTTTCAAGACGAGCAGTTACAAACTCACTTTTAACAAAGATAAATAAAGAAGTAAAGACTCACTCAATGAATGAGGTAGAAGAAAGATTAAACAAAATTAAAAATACTTGGAGGTAATTATATGAACTTAAAAGAACTAATGGAAAAGAGAACTAAAGCTTGGGATGAGGCAAAGGCATTTGCTGAATCTAAGAAAGATGAAAAGGGTCTAATGTCTGATGAAGACTTTAAGACATATGAAGAGATGGAAAGAACTATCGAGAATTATACTCGTGAAATTGAAAGAAAGAAGAGGGAAGAAGAAATGGATAAAACTTTAGAAAAACCTACTACTCAAGCATTAACAAATGAACCTGCTACTTTTAATGAAGAAGAAAAACCAATGAGAGCTAGAAATGTCTATAAGAAATCTATGATGAAGGCATTAAGAACTAACTTTAGAGATATTTCCAATGAATTAAAAGTAGGTACAGATGAAAGTGGTGGATATTTAGTTCCTGAAGAAATGGAAACAGATATTGTAAATGGTCTTGAAGAAGAAAACATTGTAAGAAAATTAGCTACAAAAGTTCAAACTTCTGGACTTCATAAAATTAATATTGCAGCTACAAAGCCTGCTGCTCTATGGGTAGAAGAAGGTGGTCAACTAACCTTTGGAGATGGCACATTCGATCAAGTATCTCTTGATGCACACAAACTTCATGTTGGAATTAAAGTTACTGAAGAACTTCTCTATGATGCAGCCTTTAATTTAGAAAAATACATTACTGAAGAATTTACTAGAGCGTTAGCAAATGCTGAAGAAGATGCCTTCTTAAATGGTGATGGAGTAAATAAGCCTACAGGAATTTTTGACTCTAAAAAGGGTGGAGAACTTGGAGGAACAACAAAGGCTCAAACAATTACTGCTGATGAATTAATTGATTTAGTTTACTCGCTAGATAGACCATATAGAAAGAAAGCAGCCTTCATTTTAAATGACGCAACAGTTGCTCAAATTAGAAAACTTAAGGATGTTAATGGTGCATATATTTGGCAACCATCACTTAAAGATGGAGAACCAGATAGACTTTTAGGATATCCTGCTTATACATCTGCCTTTGCTCCAAAAGCTGAAAAAGGAAAACTTGCAGTAGCCTTTGGCGATTTTTCATATTACAAGATTGGAGATAGAGGAAATAGGTCTTTCCAAGACTTAAAGGAACTATTTGCTGGTAATGGCATGGTTGGGTTCTTAGGAAAAGAAAGAGTAGATGGCATCTTAGTTTTAAGAGAAGCAGTTAAACTATTAAAAATCGGTGCTACTGCCTAAGGAGTAAATTATGATTACTCTTGAGGAGGCAAAGTCCTATTTAAGGGTGGATTTTGATGATGAGGATGAGATGATTGAATCTCTCATCCAATCATCAATCAAACATTCTATGGATGTAGCTAGAGTTAATAGTGAAGAAGACCTTTCTAAAAATCCAAATGGAAAGATAGCTGTCTTATATGTGACTGCTTATCTTTATGAACACAGAGAAGAGGCAGATTATTCTGAACTAAACTTAACTCTAAGGGCTTTATTATTTGGTGATAGAAAACCAGGTTTTTAAGGAGGACTTATGGCCAATAGTTTAAATACTTTAAATTTAATTCAAACAAAGGGTGGAATTAATATAAAGCAAGGAGATATATCTTCAGAACTGAGTTTTCAGCTATGTGACTCAAAAGGTGACCCTATTAGTTTTTTAAATGATAAAGATGCTAGTATTCATCTTTATAGCAAAGAAAAGAAACTAGAATGGAAATGTAAGACAAAGGTAAATGAAGATAAGATTTCTTTTAGGATTGATGAGCCACTTGCAATTGGAACATATAAAATAGAAATCAAAATAGAAGGTCATATTTTCCCATCAGACCAAGGAACTTATATAAGAATAACAAAAGGTTATGAGTCATATACAGATTCAGAAAGTGCGATAGTTGCCATTGAAAATGCTAAAAATATAGCTGATGAGGCAATAAAAAAAGCTATTGAAAAGAATCTAGAGGATATAAAAGGACCAAAGGGAGACAAGGGTGATGACGGCACTCAAGGCAAAGAAGGCCCACCTGGTCCAAAAGGAGAAGATGGAAAAGACTGTGAAGTTATAGATAACCTTGAAAGTGAAAACGGAGAAAAAGCCCTGTCTGCTAGACAAGGTAAAATTCTAAATAAAAAATATGATGAGCTTTTTTACGATGTCGATAATGGTAAAGATTTAATTGCTAAGGCTATTGTCGACAAGAAAGGAAAAGCTAATAAAGATGATAGCTTTACAGACTTAGCAAATAAAATTGGAGAAATAAAAACTGGATGGGAGCCTGGGCATAAATTTATAGAAGGAGAATTAAAAATAGAATATAACTACCAATACGATACGGATCCTTTTCAAATCATGGAAAATATAGATGACGCTTTAGGTATCGAAGATGCTGGTGATGCATATTTTATTATAAAAGAAGGAAAATTATCCTTACTTATCCACCTTAACGAAGCTTTAAGTTCTAATAAGCGTAGATATTTAAATTTATGTAGTTATAGTAATGAAGATTGTTTTGGAATAGTAAGTGCAGATAATAATGGGTTTATTTCGATTTATGGGATATCCATGATATTAGAGGAACTGTGGGTTATCGATACAAAAATCCCATCAAATAAAAAAATAAATCTAGAAACTGTTAATGATACCTTAATTGTATCAGCATATGATAAGTCTGAAGCAGAGTTTCATAATTTGAAGAATAAAAAATATCTTAGGGTTAATAAATATGATGATTTTTTTAGCTACTTTGATACAACCTATGTCCAAATTAATAACACCGTATCGGGATTGAGTGCAAATGGTAATATTTTTTCACTTGATTTAAGTAACTATAAATTTGACAGAATAATACATGCTAATCTTAGTGGTTTAAGAATCCATACTTTAGATAATAAAATATATTATTTTGAATTAAAGAATGGTGTTCCTCAAAGTCCAAGGCTAAATGTTGACTTATCAAAATGGGCAAAAGGAAAATTTTTATCTTATAGTAGAAATTATTCGGGTGAAAGGTACACATATGAGGGAATATCGTTATTAGTTGAATCTAATAAGAATGTGAGCATAGCTTACGAATGGGAATATGATGAAGCTACAGAAGTTAGAACTGATGAAGATACTTTATATATATCCTATGTAAATGGTGATATGAAAACAACCGATGAAATAAACTTATTTACAAAGGAAAAAAGGATTACTAAATCACCTAACTATAAAAAGTTATTAAAAACAAGGTATGAAAGCAACGAGGGTTACGACGATTATATGTTATTTTTTATCCTTAATGGAAATTTTTGTGGATGGAATAAAAGTCGTTATCTAGTTTATTATATTCTACCAGAACTCCCTGAAGATAATGGAGACAACTATGAAAATAGTTGATTTTAATAGAAGGATTACCTTCCAAAATAAAGATGTTGAAGTTGATGAGATAGGTAATCATAAATCAATATGGTCTGATTATCTAACAACTAATTCATATATATCTTTTCAAGGCAAAGGTGAAGAAGTTTTTCTTGGTATGGAAGTAGACAGGTCAGATATTTCTTTTACAGTAAGATTTCAAAATAGGTTAAAGAATATTAATACTTCAGATTTCAGAATTCTATTTGAAGCTGAAAATTACAATATCATCTCAATTGACTTTATGAACTATAAAAATAGATTTATAAAGTTTAGATGTAGGAAGGTGAGTAGATGAATGTAAAAATTGAAAACCTCGCCAGTGAAATTATGAAGGGCTTAGAAGAATATTCTGATATGGCAACAGACGAAGTCAAAAATGAAGTCAAAAAAGCTGGTAGGAATATAAGAAAAGATATACAAGAAAATGCTCCTGTAGGAGAAACAAAGAAATATTCTAAATCTTGGTCAGTAAAAACTATGAAAGAAACTTCTAACTCAATAGAACTTGTAGTTCACTCAAAAAATAGATATCAATTGGCTCATTTACTTGAAAAAGGTCATGTTCTTAGACAGGGTGGAAGAGTGTCTGCTAAGCCACACATTGGACCAGCTGAGGAGAAAGGAATCAGAGAATTGGAAGAAAATATAATGAGGAAATTAAGAGAATGAAGAAGTTAATGAAAATAATTAACGAGATTGGACTTCCTTTTGCATACTCGCACTTTGCTGAGGGAGAAAGTCCAGCTCCACCATTTATGGTCTATCTATTTCCAAAGAATAAACACTTTGGTGCAGATGGAGTAGTTTTCTATAAAAATACTCAGATAGACTTAGAACTTTATACCGATAAGAAAGATCTAAAATTAGAAGAAAAAATAGAAGAGATACTTGATAGAGAAAAAATCTATTATGAGAAATCTGAAGTTTGGATTGAATCAGAAAGACTCTATGAAGTTTTGTATGAATTCACACTTAATTTAAAAATTACGGAGGTAAATAATAATGGCCAATAAAGTTAAATTTAATATTTGTAACGTACACTACGCTCTCTTTAATAAAACCGAAGAGGGCGTTATTAAATATAAGACACCAGTGCCAATGCCTGGTGCTGTTTCAATTTCATTAGATCCTAATGGAGAGCCAGAAAGCTTTTATGCAGATGGAATTGAATACTACACTATTTCAAACAATATGGGATATGATGGAGATTTAGAAATTGCTCTTATTCCAGAATCCTTTAGGACTGATGTTTTGATGGAAAAATCAGATTCAAACAAAGTTCTTATTGAGTCTTCAAATTCTGAAACTGCAAACTTTGCACTTCTTTTCGAGTTTGATGGTGACCAAAAGAAAATCCGTCATGTCATGTATAACTGCTCAGCAGCAAGACCTACTCTTGAAGGAGAAACCAATGAAGAATCAAGAGAAGTTCAACCAGAAACCTTATCTATTCAAGCAAGACCACTTCCAAATGGAAATGTAAAGGCTAGAACAAGTGATGAGACAACTAAGGAAACTTATGATGGTTGGTACAAATCAGTTTATATGCCAACAGAAACTACAGTAACACCTTCAAGAGCAAGTGTTGGAGGTAAATAAATATGGCATTAACAAAGAAAATTCAAATTGATGGGAAAGATGTTGTTTTCCGTGCATCAGCAGCTATCCCAAGAATCTATAGACTTAAATTTGGAAGAGATATCTTCAAAGACTTGATGGAATTAGAAAAGTCCATGAAGAAAAACGATGAAGATAAATCCAATCTTGATATAGGTTCACTTGAGTTATTTGAAAATATAGCATATGTAATGGCTAAACATGGAGATAAATCTGTGCCAGATAGTCCAGAAGAATGGTTAGATAATTTCTCGACTTTTTCAATTTATCAAATTCTGCCACAGCTAATTGAATTATGGGGGCTTAACATAAAGTCGGAAGAAGTTCCTAAAAAAAAGTAAGACCAACAGAAAGACCAATGACTACACCCTTGTTTCTATTAAGGGCAGTAGAGCTTGGTCTTTCTGTTTCTGATTTATCCCTACTAACGATAGGGCTTGTTAATGATATGTTTACAGAAAAGAATAATGACGACTATAAATACAAAGAAGTAGCTACCCAAGAGGACTTCGATAGATTCTAAAAGTATAATGTTTTCAACAATTATATTTATTAGGAGGAATCATGGGATTATTCGGAGAAAAGAAAACAGCAGAAGAAAAGCAAAATGAAAAATTACAAGCATTTATGCGAAGATATCAACTAGAAGATCTAGATGAGAAAGATTTAGTAGTTTTACAAAGAATTGCAAGTGATTTAGCAGGAAATTCATTCTTTAAAGCTGGTATGGCTTTGAGTTTTGCAAAAGCAGAAGAACAAGCTAAAGTAACATATCTTTCCGCATTAGTAGAACAAAACTGGATGATAATAAGACAACTTAGCAGATTAAATAAAAATATAGAAGATTTAAAGAAACAATAGAAATTCTAAAAAGGTATTTAAAGCATCTATCAAAATGATAGGTGCTTTTCTTATGCTTTAAATTAAGGAGGTGAGATATTGGCAAATAGAATAAAAGGAATAACTGTTGAGATTGGTGGAGATACTACCAAACTTCAAGACGCACTTAAATCAGTAAATACAGAAATAAAACACACTCAGTCAGAATTACGTGATGTTAATAAACTTCTTAAACTTGACCCAGGAAATACTGAACTTATCTCACAAAAGCATAAGCTATTAGGTCAGACCTTAGAAGAAACAAAAAATAAATTAACTTCTTTGAAAGAAGCACAGAAACAAGCTGAACAGGCTCTTGCAGAAGGTAAAATCTCCCAAGAACAATATGATGCACTTAAACGAGAAATTATTGAAACAGAACAAGCCCTAAAGAATCTAGAAAAGCAGGGAGCAACAACTAATCAGACTCTACAAAATATAGCTGCTACTGGAGAAAAATGGCAAAATACTGGTCAGAACATTGAGAATGTAGGGAAAGATATTATGCCAGTATCTCTTGCAGTTGCAGGGCTTGGAGCAGCAGCTGTAAAGACTGCATCAGATTTTGATTCTGGTATGGCAAAGGTAAAAGCAGTATCTGGTGCAACTGGATCTGACTTTGATGCACTAAGAGAGAAAGCACGTGAAATGGGAGCAAAGACAAAGTTCTCAGCATCTGAAGCAGCTGATGCTATGAACTACATGGCAATGGCTGGTTGGAAAAGCAAGGACATGATTGGTGGTATTGAAGGAATTATGAACCTTGCTGCAGCCAGTGGTGAGGACTTAGCTACTACTTCAGATATTGTCACAGATGCACTTACAGCCTTTGGTCTAAAAGCAGAAGATTCTTCTCACTTCGCTGATGTTCTTGCTGCTGCATCATCTAATGCAAACACCAATGTTTCGTTAATGGGTGAGACCTTTAAATATGCTGCACCTATTGCTGGTGCCCTTGGATATTCAGTTGAAGATACTGCAGTTGCTATAGGTCTAATGGCAAACTCAGGAATAAAGGGTTCACAAGCAGGTACAGCTTTAAGGGCTGGACTAACTAGACTTGCATCACCAACTAAAGAAGTTATTAATGGAATGTCCATGTTAGGCCTATCTATTGAGGACGTACAGGGGCTTTCTCTTGATGAAACTCTAAGAATATTTAGAGAATCCTTTGCTAATTTAGATGGAACTCAACAGGCACAGGCAGCATCAATGATATTTGGTAAAAATGCTATGTCTGGAATGTTGGCAATAATAAATGCCAGTGAGAAAGATTATAACAGTCTAAGTGATGCCATCTATAACGCAGATGGAACAGCAGAAAAAATGGCAACTACTATGCAGGATAACTTAGGTGGTCAATTAAAGATCCTACAATCTGCCTTAGAAGAATTAGCCATATCCTTTGGAGAACTCCTAATGCCAACTGTTAGGAAAGTAGTTGATATAATAACAAAACTGGTAAATGGACTTAATGCACTTCCAGGTCCAGTAAAAGGTGTCATTGCAGGAATAGGTGTTTTTATAGCTGCTCTTGGTCCAGTTCTTATGATTATAGGAAAGCTTGTCTGGTCAATAGGAACTATTATGACCAAAGGACCTCTAATAGTAGGAGGAATAACTAAGATAGTTGGAATCTTTACAGGTACACTTATACCAGCAATCACTGCAGTAGTATCAGCCATTGGTATAGTTCCTATAGCTATTGGAGCAGTAGTAGCTGGTCTTGTTCTTTTATGGAAGAAATGTGATTGGTTTAGAGAAGGGGTCATCTCCATATGGGAAACTATTAAGGAATCAACAGTTGCTATTTGGAATGGTATAAAAGAATTCTTCGTAAATCTTTGGCAAGGAATATCAGAATCCTGGACAAAATCTTGGACAGAGATTACTACATTCTTATCAGAATTCTGGACTGGATTTATTGAAGGAGTTAAAACTACATGGAAAGGTATCAAGGACTTTTTTGCCAATCTATGGAATGGACTTGCTGAAGGATGGAATACTATCTGGACATCTATAACAACTTTTCTAACTGAATCTTGGAATACCTTTATTGAGGGAGCCAAGAGTCTATGGCAAAGTTTAGGAGATTTCTTTACAAGCTTATGGAATGGGATTCAAACTACTTTTACTAATATATGGACAGATATATCAACTAAGACCACAGAAGTATTTACAGAAGTTGCAGAGTTTATCAGGACTACTTGGGAAGGTATAAAGACTTTAATTTCAACTGTTCTTGATTCTATTAAAGTAAAGGCTAAGACTATTTGGAATGGGATAAAAACGTTCTTGACTACAGTAATCACTGCCATAGGAACATTTATATCCACATCTTGGAATAATATAAAAACAGTTATTCAAACAGTTTTAAATACTATTAAATCTATAGTGATGAATGTTTGGAACTCCATCAAGTCGTTCATATCTGGAGTTCTAAATGGAATCAGGTCATTAGTTTCTAATATTTGGAATAGTATCAAATCTACTATTTCATCAACAGTGAATTCTGCAAAATCAGCAGTAACGTCTGCCTTTAATTCTATGAGGTCAGCTATTTCTTCTAGTATGTCCAATATTTTATCTAGTATAAGAAATGGATTTAGTAACGCAGTGAACTTTATTAGAAATCTAGCATCACAAGCCTACACATGGGGAGCCGATATGATTAATGGAATTGCAAGGGGAATTTCAAATTCAATAGGTAATGTAATATCTGCTGTATCTAATGTTGCATCAACCATTAGGTCTTACTTACACTTTTCAGTACCAGATGTTGGTCCACTTACCGACTACGAATCATGGATGCCAGACTTTATGGAAGGCTTATCAAAAGGAATTGAAAAGAGTAGGAGATTAGTTCAATCTTCTATGAAGAATGTAGCAAGCGATATGGTTTTGAATCCAAATATATCAACTGTTAGTATGGGTGGATATGATAAAGAATCCGCTGTAAATGGAATTGATATAGGAAGGCAAATATCTGATGCACTTGCAAATATTAATTTAAAATCAGAAAATGCAGGAGATATAGTCATACCAGTCTATCTTGGAGGAACACTCCTAGATGAAGTTATTGTCAATGCATCTATGCGTAAGAATTTAAGGAGTGGAGGTAGGTGATGAAATATCAAACATATTTAATTATTGAAGGAGTAGACCTACCACTACCAAATTCTTATGATTTGGAGTTTAGAGATATAGAAGCAGATACTGGAGGAGAAACAGAGGCGGGTACTATTCAAAGGGATATTGTTAGAAACAAAGTAACAAGTATTTCTGTAAGTTTTTCTTGTAGTCCTAAACTTGTGAAGACCTTAAGCAATTTTGCTAACAAGTCTAATCTTAAAGTTAAATTCTTAGATACAGAAACATTGGAACTAAAAGAGACACAAATGTATATAGATAAGTTTCAAGTCAAACTAATAAAAGATACTTCTTATAAAGGATTGTGGGAAGTATCTTTTTCATTGGAGGAGTACTAATGTATCCAACAAGCAATGAATATAAAACAGTCATAAAAAAGAATTCTCGTAAATTTTACTGGACGGGAAATATCATCTTAAAAGATGAAACAATCATTTCATTTACCAATAAAGATATTCTTAAAGGGTCTGGATACATTCATCGTTCATGCTCTGGATCTTCTGAACTTGAAATAGGTACAGTTTATGCTGGAGAGTTTGGAATCAGTCTTTTTTCAGATATAGATAGGTATTCTCTAGAAGATTCAAAGCTAGAACTTTTTTATCATCAAGAATTAGAGAATAAAAAGATAGAAACCATACCAATGGGAATTTTTGATGTCACTGAAGCAAATAGGTCTAAGAAAATTTTAGAACTAAAAGGCTATGACTATATGCTTAGATTTGATAAGAATTTCCCAGTAACAGATACCTTTGGTACAGCTTTTGAATTACTTACATTATCATGTGAGAAGTGCAAGGTAGAACTAGGTATGACAGAAGATGAGGTGAAAGCTTTTGTTAATGGTGAAGAAGTTTTGGCAATTTATCAAGACCATGATATAGAAACCTACAGAGATTTTATTCACTATATATCATCAACTCTTGGTGCTTTTGCACAGGTCTCTCGTGATGGTAAATTGGTTTTAAAAAAGTATGCAGAAAGTATATCCACTGAAATTAAAACAAGAGAAAGATTTTCTTCATCAATATCAGATTTCAAGACAAGATATACAGCTATCAACTCAACAAATGCAAAGACTAAAATAGCTGAATACTATTCTTTAGAAAATGACGATGGCCTAACTATGAATCTTGGAATAAATCCACTTATGCAATTAGGACTTCCAGAAAAAAGAAAAAGAATGTGTGAGGTACTTCTTACTGAAATTTGTAAGATTCACCACACACCTTTTGATATGGTAACCATAGGAGACCCAAGTCTTGATGTTGGAGATAGGATAGCTATCTCCTACGCAGAAGAAAAGATTGAAGGGCTTATCACTGACATTGAATACAAGATAAATGGAAAACATAGAATTCTTGGTGTAGGGAAGAACCCATACTTATCTAGGGCTAAAAGCAAGAATGATAAGAATATAGCAGGACTGTTAAATCAGATTGAATCTGAAAAATTAGTTGTTCATTCCTACTCAAATTATTCTGCCTTTAATCTTTCTACCACAGATACACCAATAATTCGTATAGAATTTGCCTCCAATAAAGAAACGGAGGCAATTTTTAATGCATCTATCTTGTTAAATATAATTTGTGATACCGAACAAAAAACTAGAAAGATATCAAGAAAGTTCAAGAAACAAGTAGAGATTTTAAATAATGATGGAAAATCCTATGATCCTCCAAAGTATGAAGAAAAAGAGGAAGTAGAAGAATTAGACTTCATTGAAAATATAGAAATACCAACAAGGTTAGTTATTACGTATGTTTTTAATGATACGAAAATAGAACATCACATTCCAAAAGAAACCTACCTAAGTGGTGACCACATTCTAAATCTTTTCTATCCACTAACTAAACTACAGGAAAAGACTATGAACAATTTCTCGGTATTAATTAGGCTTGAATCAGGTAAGGCTATTATAGGTAAAGACAATGCTCTAGCAGCCATCTCTGGTCAGTCGCTTGGTTCTACAGCATCATGGGATGGAAAGATTAAGATTGATGAATCTTGGAATAAGATAGAACTTAGTCATTCATTCTTGCTTAGGAAACTTAAAGCTGAATACAAAGTAGAAAGACAAGTCCCAAGACCACTAGTAATTAATGAAAAGGTAGGAAGATTTAAATATCAAGGATTGATACTTGGAAAATACAAGGAAGAAATTACTACAGAATTTAAAGATAAGGAGGAAGGAAATGCTTAAGGGTAAATCAGTCATTGAACTAACTAATGTGAGGACAAATAGGAAGGAGATATATGAAGATGAAAACTTAATAACTAATGCAGTTCCAGATTTATTAAGACTGAATCCTATGGGACTTATGTACCCGATAGATGATAGTAAGAAAGTTGAATTTTGGAAGGAGATATTTCCTATAGCTAATAAATGCTATGGGGGAGTTCTTCTTTTTGAAGACAAACTCGAAGAAAATCCAGAAAAGATATTTGCACCATCTGATAATCAGATAATTGGCTATGCATCAAATGACGTGAATCAGACAGATGCTCCTAGAAGAGGTTCTGCTAATTTAACAGAAACAATTCCACTTGAAAACGGATATAAATTTGTATGGGACTTTTCAACTTCTCAAGCTAATGGAAGAATATCATCAATAGCACTTACTCACTACAGAGGTGGTAAATACTTTTATGGAGATACACATGGAAAAGACCCATTTTTATTATTAAATAGCACATCCTTATATAAAAAGCGTGAGGTTTCAGATTGTTATAATGGCTGTATTGAGATAGACTTCAAGTCAAACACAATAGTATCAATATGGCCATTAAATGACAAATCAATTGAATTGGTAAAACTAAAAGAGCCATTAACAAGCATAGGCTTAAATGATCCTATTTATACTAAAGGCTACAAAGCTGAAGAAAGGATTACTATTGATGTATCAGAATTTTTCAGCAAGATAGGCACCTGGTATGAATGTTGTTTTTATGATGGAGAGGATGGATATTGGTATGGATTTGGGACCAATAGAGACAATTTAATAAGAGTAAAAATAAATAAGAATGACTATTCTACTAGTACAGATACTTGGTCACTTAATGGAATAAGGCTTGGAAGTTTAGGAAGTTATAATGAAAAAGATAGAAGTTATTGCCATAGGTATAAATATAGTTGTGTTAAAGATGGATATCTGTATTCGATAAGTCCTTATAGAACAAATAAAGTTTATAAGGTTAATATAAATAATCCAGTAGATATAACAGTTATTTCTTTAGGTAAAGAGGTTAGCTCTTCGAAATATGGAGGAGAATATAATTATCTTTACAAGTGGGGAGACTATATATTAGGTTATGAATTTGTAATTGATAAGAAAGACCAAGTAATTGTAAATAATGTTGATTCATATAATGGTAGTGGAATAGGTAACTTAATGATGGAGACACAGACAATTGGTCCATTTGCAATAGGTTTTGGAGGTTATGAGGAAAGATTCTATAAACTATTATTTCTTCACACTCCCTATCTTGGAACAATTAATAACTTATCTAGTCCAATATTAAAAACGGCAGATAAGACAATGAAAATAACATATACTTTAACAGAGGAGGAGTAAAATGAATAAATTCTTTGAAATACTAAAAGTATGTTTTACAGCTATCGGAGGATGGTTGGGATTTTATCTTGGAAGTGTAGATGCTTTTATTTACACACTTCTTGCTTTTGTAATTGCCGACTATTTGACGGGAGTTTTAAGAGCAGGGGTCGAAAGAAAGCTATCCTCATCCATAGGATTTAAAGGGATAGCTAAAAAGATTATGATTTTTATAGTTGTAGGTATCGCAAACCTATGCGATGTAAATTTAATTAAAGGTGATGGAACCATGATAAGAACAGCCATCATCTTTTTTTATATAGCAAATGAGGGGCTTTCTATACTAGAAAATTCTGTAGCACTAGGCTTGCCAGTACCAGAAAAATTAAAAAGAGTATTAGAACAATTCAAGGAGGAAAAATAAATGAGTAATAGCCCATTAGTACAAGCAACAATTCTCTCCCCAAACCATAGTGGAAGAAGAAATCAAAAGATAACTAAAATAGCAATCCACCACGCTGCTGGAGTTATAAATGGTAGAAATCTTGCTGGAGTATTTGTGCCAAGGTCAAGAAAAGCCTCGGCTAACTACAACTTAGGATCCGATGGAGTCATTGTTTTAGGAGTAGATGAATCTAACAGAGCCTGGACAACCTCATCTTCCTGGTGTGACAATAGAGCAGTCACAATTGAAGTAGGGAACTCTACGAGAGGTCCTCAGTGGTTAGTTTCTGATTATGTTTTAAATAGACTAATTGATTTAGTAACAGACATCTGTAGGAGAAATGGAATCTATCCTTGTACCTATACTGGAGGCAAAGATGGTGTCCTTCAAAAACACGAATGGTATAAAAGTACTAACTGTCCAGGACCATACCTTGGCAGCAAGTTTTCATATATAGCAAGTGAGGTCAATAAAAGACTAAGAAGCGATAAGACTGTTAGTAAAAAAGCAGGCGAACTATATAGAGTTAGAAAATCATGGAGTGATGCTAAAAGCCAAAAAGGTGCATTTAGAAATATAGAAAATGCTAAAAAATGTGCCGATAGATTTGGGTTAAAAGTATTCGATGCAAATGGCAAGATAATTTATCCAGTTGGAAAGACAATCGAAGAGTTAGCAAAAGAAGTTATAAGTGGAAAGTGGGGAAATGGAGAAGAAAGAAAAAGAAGGTTAACTAACGCTGGGTATGATTATAAAGCAGTTCAGAGAAGAGTAAATCAGCTAATTTAATAAAATGATTATGGCTTAATGGATTTTTAAATTAGAAATCCATTAAGCCTTTTTTTATTTTGCCGTCCGATTTTAGTATTTCATATGGCATATATTAAGAGCTGTAATATTACTCATAAACAATTAATTTGTCCTAAGAAATATAGAGGAAAGAAAACTAAGGTTAAAAATAGCCTTAATTTCTTTGCCTGTGATATAGGAGGTGGAGTATGAGAGTAGAAAAGTTTAAAGGTAGAAAAGAAATTTTAAAAACTGAATACACAGAAAGAGATTTAAAAGCAGAGCTTAACTTTTATCTATCGGATAAATTCATCCAAGACCTCTTTCTTTTAGATGAAATTAGCCTTGAAGAATATAGAAAAATTAGGAGAGAAAACATTAAAAGATTTAGACCTATTCTTTCAGAATTATTGCTATAAGACTTGATAAATACTCACTTGTACGGGAATATAGCACTAAGAGAAAGAGAGGTGAGACGATGAAAAAGATAACCAAAATAGAAGCAAATCAAAAAGAGGAATCAATATTAAGAGTCGCTGCCTATGCAAGAGTATCGACAGATGAGGATGCTCAGCTAGTAAGTCTTAAAACGCAAAAAGCACACTATGAAAAGATGATAGCAGAGAACAAGTCATATACTTTTGCAGGTCTATACTTTGATGAAGGAATTACTGGAACAAAGAAAGAATGTAGAGACGGTCTTTTAAAAATGCTAAAAGATTGTGAGAATGGGAAGATAGATTTTATCCTAACCAAATCAATCTCAAGGCTTGCAAGAAACACGACAGATTGTTTGGAAATCGTAAGAAGACTCCTTGACATAAACATTGGAATCTATTTTGAAAAAGAAAACATCGATACCAGGACAATGGAAAGCGAGTTGATGTTATCCATACTTTCATCCCTTGCAGAAAGTGAATCCAGGTCTATTTCAGAAAATAACAAATGGTCCATAAAGAAAAGATTTCAAAGCGGAACGTTTATTATATCAAGCCCACCCTATGGCTATGAGAACATAGACGGAAAGATGGTAGTGAATGAAGAAGAAGGAAAAATAATAAAAGAAATATTTGAACAGTATCTCTCAGGTAAGGGAACTCACAAAATAGCAGATGACTTAAATAAAAGAAAGATTAAAGGACAAAAAGGAGCAAGCTGGCATGGTTCGACTATAAACGGAATCTTAAAAAATGAAAAATATATAGGCGATGTCATCTACCAAAAGACTTATACAGATGAAAATTATAATAGACACAAGAATAAGGGAGAAGAAGACCAGTATAAGATAATAGATAACCATGAAGCCATAATAAGTAGAGAGGACTTTGAGAAAGTACAAGAATTAATAAGGCTTAGAGCTATAGCAAAGGGAAATGGAGAAAACACAAAAAAATACCAAAATAGATATAGCCTATCGGGAAAAATAAAGTGTGGCGAGTGTGGTTCAAGTTTTAAAAGAAGGCATCACTATAATGGCAAAGATAAATATATAGCCTGGACTTGTAGTGAGCACCTAAGAGATATTCATAAGTGTTCCATGAAGTTTATTAAAGACAAGGACATAAAACTAGCCTTTGTAACTTTAATAAACAAGCTTATCTTTGGAAAAGATAGTATCCTTACACCACTCTTAGAATCCTTAAATAGAGTGGATAGCAAGGAAGAAGTCGAGAAGATAAATAAAATAGAAGAAAGCTTACAAAAAATAAAGGAAAGAAAAGAAGTTCTAAACAAACTAATAACTTCAGGCGTTTTAGATGCAAGTATTTATACAAAAGAAAGCAGTGCAATTTCAAGTGAAGAAAGTTATCTACTCAAAGAAAAGGAAAGAAGTAAAAAAGCCATCCTTGGAAATGATGAAGAAATAAGAGAACTTGAAAAGCTAATAGGAATCTTAGATAAAAGCAAAATGTTAGATCACTTTGAAGGTGACTTGTTTGAAGAAATCATTGACCACATTCAAGTTGTCAATAGAGAGACCCTTGATTTTAATTTAAAGTGTGGACTTGTACTAAGAGAGGAAGTGAAAGAAGATGTCTAGACTATGTTATGGCTACACTATAAGAGACGGAAGTTTAGAAGTTGAAGAAAAAGAAGCAGAGAATATAAGAAAAATCTTTAAAAACTATCTTGCTGGCAATGCACTTATAAAGTCGGCAGACCTTGCAGGCTTGAAGAAAAACAGCTCCAGTGTCAAAAGAATATTAACCAATGAAAAATATTTCGGCAATGACATCTATCCCAAGATAATGGATAGAGAAAGCTTTGAAAAGGCAGGTCGAATGCTAAAAGAAAGGGCAGAGGCAATGGGACGAGTTTGGGAAAAGGAAGAAGAGATTATTAAAGTTCCTTGTAAGTTTAGATATAAAGAAGAAGGAGTTTTACCACTAGAACCCTTTGAACGAGCAAGCCACCAGTACAATTTAATCGAGGTGATAGATGATGAATAG